GAGATATGGTTACAAGGCCACCTGATGACGCAAAACAACTTCAGTACCAACCGCATTGTAAACGTGGTGGACAACTATACACCCAGCCTATACGATGATATATTGATTTGCACACTCACCACAAATTCGGTCATATCACTTCCACAAGCATCAACAGCAGCAAATAAGGCATACTATATTTTTAAGAACACATCGGCACACTCACTGACTATTGACGCATATGGTGATGAGTTAATCGATGACAGCGCAACCTATGCGCTCGCAACACATCACGAATGCGTACAGATTGTATGCGATGGGTCAAACTGGTACGTAATAAGCAAAAAATAAAATGGCACAAACCACAGTAGCAATAAATTTAGAAGCCAAAACCAAAGGCACAGAAAGCGTTAAATCCTTAAAAGCGCAAATCAGGGAAGCAACCAACGAAGCTGTTGCACTTGCACAGAAATTTGGTGCGCTGTCTCCTGAAGCAATCGCAGCAACTAAACGGGTTGCGGAACTCAAAGACCAAATGGAAGATTTCAACCAGCGTGTTGCTGCGTTAAATCCCGATAAGTTCGCAGCCATTGGAACAGTTGTCAAAGGTTTGGCGGGCGGTATACAAGCGGCACAGGGCGCAATGGTTTTGTTTGGTAGTGAGAGTGAAGATGTACAAAAGGCTTTATTAAAAGTTCAAGGCGCAATGGCATTTGCGCAAGGTGTTGACCAATTGATGCAAATGCAGAATTCATTTGGTGCGCTTGCTACTAAAATAAAAGGTCCAGTTGTAAAGGCATTCACAACTCTTCGCGGTGCATTGATAGCAACCGGTATCGGTGCGCTTGCCGTTGGTGTTGGTTTGTTGTTGGCTAATTTTGAAAAGGTATCTGAGTGGATAATGAAATCACCTTTTGGCTTTTTGGCAAAAGGGATTGGACAAGTTGTTACCGCAATTACTGATTTTCTGGGCATCACTTCACAGGCCGAGCGTGACCTTGAAAAAATGGAAAAAGCTACCACAAAAAGCAATCAGGAACTTGGCAGGCAGATTGAGGTTTTGACCGCGTTGGGTGGTAAAGAAAAAGAGGTTTACGAATTGAAAAAACGGCAGGCTGAAAATGAGTTGAATATATTGCGCGAAACATTAAAAACAAAAGGCAAACTGACAGATGAGGAGTGGGCCAAATTCAATGACCTAAAAAACAAGCAAAAAGTCCTCACTATCGAATACGGCAACTTTGAAAAACAGCAGGCAGAGAAAAAGAAAAAAGAGGATGAAGCCGCAGCAAAGGAAGCCGCAGCAAAGGCACAGGAAAACTACAAAAAGAATATAGAAAACGAGCGCAAGGCACTGCAAGATTTAGCAGAGGAAAGGCGCAAGCAATTAGAACTGAACGCCAAAGATGAACGTGCGCTGGCTGACATCAAATACAACAACGATTTAGAGCGTTTAAAGGTTGCGTTAAAAAATGACCTTGCACAGCAGAACCTAACCGCATCTGCACGTAAAGCCATTCAAGACAAATACGCAATTTTGGAAGCCAATGCCAAAACTGAACACGATAAAAAGATAAAAGACCTCGATAAAAAGGCGCAGGATGAAAGGTTAAAACAGCAAGAGGATTTTGAGAACAAGCGCAAGGAACTAACCGACAAAGAAATATCGGACACCGTTTCTGCGACTGACCAGTTTTATAAGGAAGAGCAGTTGAAACTCACACAGCGTAACGCAACTGCTGATGAATTTGCCGCACTTGAATTACAGCGATTGGAAACTCAATTGCAAAATGCGAAAGATTACGGGCAAAGCACGGTTGATTTGGAACTGCAAATCGCAGCAAAGAAAAAGGAAATCCGAGACAAAGATATTGAAGAGCAAAAGCAAGCCGAACTGCAAAAAATAGAATTGACAAAAGGTGGATTTCAAGCCATTGGAGAACTGGTCAATGCATTTGCTGGAAGTAGTGAGGAAGCACAGCGCAGAGCATTTGAAATAAACAAGGCGGCAAGCATAGCCACTGCAATAATTGACACCTACACAGCAGCACAAGGGGCGTATAAATCACAGATGGCTATTGCCACTCCTGATGCACCAGTTAGGGCAGCAGTTGCCGCAGGTATTGCGATTGCACAAGGTTTGGCACGTGTTGCTCAAATTAAGAAAACGCAGTTTCAAAGCAAAGATGCTGCTGGTGGTGGTGCTGGCAGTAGCGGTGGTGTACCAACCGCGCCTGCACTTGCCCCGACCGCTGGCGGTGCATTACCTGACGAACAGCAATTCGGTGGAATGGGTAGGGTGTACGTGCTTGAGGGCGACATCACCAAAACTCAAACCCGTGTGCGTAGATTAAGAAATACCAGCGTTGTTTAAACCTACTTTTATTAGTATGGATTTGCCAGTTTACAAAATTGTAGTTAATGAGGATGACGATACCGGGGTTGACTTTGTGTCGTTGGTTGACCGCCCTGCCATACAAAAGGACTTCATGCTGTTTTCACAGCAGTTTGTTGAACCCGGTGCGAAAGAAAGCGAAGAGGAGTTCATCGGGCGTTGCATTCCATATATGATTGGCGAGGGCATGGAACAAGAACAAGCCGCTGCAGTGTGTTATTCCAAATGGGAAAGCCGTCAGCAATTTGAAAGCTACACTGATTACCCAGAAGCTGCCAAAGAAAATGCAAAGATTGCCCTGCGTTGGGCAGAGGAAAACGGATGGGGTGACTGCGGTACACCCGTAGGTAAAATAAGAGCAAACCAATTAGCCAATGGTGAAGCTATAACCCGTGAAACCATCGCAAGGATGGCAGGATTTGAACGCCACAGACAGAACAGCCAAAAAGAACTTGGAGATGGATGCGGTAGATTGATGTGGTTGGCATGGGGTGGTGATGAGGGCATCGCATGGGCGCAAAGAAAACTCCAGCAAATCGACATGAAGCAGGCATATTCAGTACAGGATGAGGAGAAACGTATTGTCACCGGGCCAGCCATGTTGTCCGATTTTCCAATATATAGATTTGATGATGTGCGTGGTGAGTATTATGTGACCTTTGATGCACCCACTATCTGGACTATTGCAAAGAAATTTGTCCGCAAGAACTTTTATAAGGCGGTCAATACCGACCACGAAACCCCGGTTGAGAATGGTGTGCATATGATTGAGAGTTACTTCATCGACCGTGAGCGTGGTGTGATGCCACCCAAGGGCTATGAAGATGCCAAAGACGGCAGCTGGTTCTTGACTTACCTTGTCGACAATGACGAGATATGGGCAAAGGTTAAGGCAGGCGAATGGAAAGGATTTTCCGTTGAGGGCTTTTTTGACATGGAACAGCAAGATGAAGTGGTAACGCTGATGCGTGAAATAGCCACGATGCTGAAAAATTTTGCATAGGTTTTTCGGTTCCTACCTTTTATGGTATGGATTTCAAAACAGAACTTTCAGAAATGAAGAGCGGACTTGCGGCTTTTATGGCCGAAGTTAAGCAGCGTTTCAATGAAGTTCCTGCTGAACCCGTTGAAGCTGCGTTTGGTGAGTTGACACTTGTTGACGGCACAATCGTAGTATTTGACGGTGAAGAATTGAATGCTGGCAGTATGCTGTCAGTAAAAACCGAAGAGGGTATCGTGCCTGCTCCTGATGGGGTACACGAAACCACCGACGGTCTGCTGATTACTACCAAAGACGGAGTTGTTGAACTTATTGAAGAGAAAACAATGCCCGTTGAGGAAGTTGAGGTTGAAAATCAATTCGCCAGCTTGGAACAATTTGACGCTCTGCGTGCCGCCAATGAAGAGATGGCAAAGAAGATTGCCACCCTCGAAAACGCCCTTATCAATGTGTTGGGCAAAGTAGAAGAAACTTTCAGCGTGTTTGAAAAGTTTGCATCTGCTACACCTGAGCCGACTAAAAAGCCATTCGGAACAGCTAACAAAAACAAAGAGGAAAATTTTAATGGCTTTCTTTCCGCAATCAAAAAAATAAAATAATTAAAAATCATGGCATTTAACGTAACTGGTCTTACCAACTACACCAAAGAGGAAAGCCTACAGCTCCTGACCAAAGCTATGTTCTCCGCTAAAACAGCCTCGCTGCTGCAAAGCGCCGGACAGGTTATCCCCGGTATCAAATCCGCAGAAATTCTGCCTTTGCTTTCAAGCGAAGTTTTCTTTCAGGGCGACAACTGCTCATTTAACAGCAGCGGAACAACCACTATTTCACAGCGCACTTTAACTGTTGGAAAAGTAAAAGTTCAGGAAACCCTTTGCCCAAAAGACCTCGAAACCAAATACACCCAGAAAGCGTTGAACGCTGGTGAAGCTATTGACATGGGTGTTTTCACCGAGCAAATCGGAAACGAAAAAGCTGCTGCCATTGCTGAAGCTGTTGAAACTGCTATCTGGCAGGGTGATACTACTGGCGGTGCTGGCAACTTGGGCTACTGGGATGGCTTCCTGACTATCCTTGGCGACCTCGGATTTGGTGGCGCTGGTGACCCTATCAAAGGTAACGTAGGCGACGCTTACACCTCTATCACTGCTTCAAACATCGATGACATCATCGGCACTATTTATGGTGTTATTCCTGCTGCTCTGCTGGACAAGCCCGACCTGTTCATTGCAATGGGTGTAGATACTTTCCGCAAATACCGTCAGTGGCTTGTTTCTGCCAACTTGTTCCACTATCCTGCCAACGAAACTGCCAATATGGAAATCGTTGACCCCGTAACTGGTATCAAGATTTATGGCCTGAATGGTATGAACGGAACTAACCAAATCGTAGCTGGTCTTTGGTCTAACTTCTTCATCGGCACAGACATGATGAACGAATTTGAGGAGTTCCTTTTCATAGAAAATCCATTTGAGAGGCGTGTACAATTCCACGCTGCCTTTAAGATGGGAACGCAGGTGTCGCGGCCGGAAGAAACGGTGCTGTTTAAACTTCCCTAACCATTAAGTAAGTTACCGAATAGTAAGTTTAACCCGGGGGGTGGGGAAAAACCCTACCCCCTTTTAATTTAAAAATAAAAATATGGCTTGTGTACTCACCACCGGAATGACCCTTGACTGTAAGACAGCAAGTGCCGGAATTAAGACAATTTGGCTCGTTGAATTTGATGCCAAATCTACCCTAACTAAATCAAGCGGAGAAGTTTCCGCCCACACCTTGTCAGGTGGCAAATCTTATTTCAAGTACGAACTTGAAAAAGAAA